CTTGTTGGTATTGTTACAACGCTTGCTGGCTTCGGCTACCAAGGCGCTCAATATGTTAATAGGTTGGATAACTTAGAAGCCAAAATAGGCGGTATAGGTGATACCGAGAAAAAACAAAAAGTTATTGAAGAAAGATTTGCAGGCATAGAAAAGTCTGTACAGTATTTAGAAAAACAAATAGACAGCATTTCTGTTCCAGATGTAACTGAAATAAAAACAGATATAGCTACAATTAAAGCTGACATACAATCTCTTAATAAAGAAGTAGATAAGTTAGAAAATAAAAATCCATTAGCGGGGTAATTATGAAATTTGGTTTAATTAAAAATGTAGTAGGAGCGCTTGCTCCAACCCTAGGATCAGCTTTGGGCGGCCCGTTAGGTGGCCAAGCAGCATCTGTTATTGCTGGTGTTCTTGGCTGTCAAGCAGATCCAAAGTCTATTAACAAAGCTATTCAAGCGGCCACTCCAGAACAAATGCTAGAACTTAAAAAAGCTGAACAAGATTTTGAGCTTCAAATGAGAGAGCTAGACGTAGATATATTTAGATTAGAAACAGTAGAAAAACAAGACGCTAGAAAAACTTTTAACAAAGATTGGACAGCTAGAATTATGGGTATTGCTGTTGTTGGTGGATTTATGGGCTACATATTTTTAGTAACCTTACAACCGCCCGAGCAAAATTCTGAAGCCTTAATTAATTTAGTGTTAGGATATTTAGGTGGATTGGCATCGGCAGTTATATCGTTTTATTTTGGGGCATCCAATACGGGTGATAAGAAAGATGACGAGTAGAACCACAGTTCAATCTGTTGCATCTGACTTAAAGTCGCACGAAGCAAAATGTGAAGAAAGATGGAAAAGCATATTCAAAGAAACGGCAGAAATAAAATCAGAAATGAACGATTTAAACAGAACCCTAAGAATGGCAGTTTTTGGGACTTTCGGTTTTATAGGAACTTTGTTAATCGCTTTTGTAACAATAGTATTGGGAAATTAATGCACACTTCAGACGAAGGCTTCGAGCTTATAAAAAAATTTGAAGGCTGTGAGCTTGAGGCATATAAATGTGCCGCGGGGGTTTGGACTATAGGATATGGCCATACCAAAGATGTACAAGAAGGTGATAAGTGGACTGAAGAAAAAGCAGACTTTATGTTATGGCGTGAGCTTGATGATGAGTATGAACATTATGTTAATTCATTAGTAACTGTTCCGATGAATCAATCCCAGTTTGATTCTTTGGTTTCTTGGACATATAACTTAGGGCCAAATAATTTAAAAAGGTCTAGCATGCTTAGAGTTTTAAATGAGGGTAAATACGACGAAGTTCCCGCTCAAATGAAAAGATGGAATAAGGCAAAAGGCAAAGTTTTAGCTGGTCTTACAAGAAGAAGAGAAGCTGAAGCTTTGATGTTTGAGGGTAAAAGCTGGGAACACATATAAAATGGGTTTACAAAAAACATTATTCAAACCAGGAGTAAATAGAGAAGGAACTGATTATAGTAATGAGGGTGGTTGGTTTGATATTAATCTTGTAAGATTTAGAAAAGGCTTGCCAGAAAAATTTGGCGGTTGGGCAAAAGAAAGCCTTAATGTTTTTTTAGGAACTTGTAGAGCTTTGCACTCTTGGGTAGCATTAAGCGGAACTAAATATTTAGGTTTGGGTACAACCTTTAAATATTATATAGAAGAAGGATCTTCCTTTAATGATATTACCCCAATAAGAGCTACAACTAGCGCGGGAGATGTTACTTTTTCTGCATCAAATGGCGATGCGACAATTACTGTCGCTGATACAGCTCATGGAGCAGTACAAAATGATTTTGTAACTTTTTCAGGGGCAGCGTCTTTAGGCGGTAATATTACTGCTACTGTACTTAATCAAGAATACCAAATAGCGACAATCGTAAATGCTAACTCTTATACAATAGAAGCCAAGGATACTAGCGGAGCTACTGTAACAGCCAGCGCAAGTGACAGCGGTAATGGAGGCGGCTCTACGGTTGGAACTTATCAAATAAATGTAGGTCTTGATGTTTATGTTCCTGGAACTGGTTGGGGTTTAAATGGGTGGGGCGAAGGAACCTTTGGTTCTGTTACTGCTTTGTCTGTCACCAACCAGTTAAGACTTTGGACTCATGATAATTTTGGCGAAAACTTAATTATAAATGTTAGGGGTGGCGGCATTTATCAATGGACTGAAAACAACGGTGTTGGAACAAGGGCTGTTGATATGTCTGGAATAGCTGGCGCTAACTTAGTGCCTACGGTTGGATTGCAAGTAATTACCTCGGAGATTGATAGACATTTGATTGTTTTGGGAGCTGACCCAATTAATGATGCAGGCTCGGCTAGAACAGGAACAGTTGACCCTATGCTGATTGCTTTTTCCGACCAAGAAAACAATTTAGAGTTTGAGCCAACAATTACTAATACTGCTGGATCTTTAAGGTTGTCTTCTGGTTCTTCAATCATTGGAGCTGTTAAATCAAGACAAGAAACTTTAATTTGGACTGATACTGCTTTATATAGCATGCAGTTTGTTGGACCGCCATTTACATTTTCAGTTAATTTAATTAATGAGGGTACTGGCTTGGTAGGGCCAAAAGCTGCAACAACAGCTACTTCTGCTGTTTACTGGATGGGCTACAATAACTTTTACGCTTATAACGGTAGCGTGCAAACTTTGCCTTGCAGCGTTCATAATTACGTATTCAGCGATATTAACCTTACGCAATCTTTTAAAATTAACGCTTTTACAATCGCTGATAAAAATGAAGTAGGTTGGTTCTATTGCTCTGCTTCAAGCAACGAAGTAGACAGATATGTTATTTATAATTATGCAGAACAAACTTGGGTGTATGGCCAACTTAGCAGAACAGCTTGGCTAGATGCTGGTATAGAGAACTATCCTAGAGCTGTAAGCAGCGGCTATCTATATCAACAAGAACTAGGCTTTGACGATGATGGCTCGCCGATGACAAATGTGTTTATTGAAAGCTCTGACTTTGATATAGGTGATGGCGAGCAGTTTACTTTTATTAGAAGAATCATACCCGACTTTAAATTTATCCAAAATGACAACGAGAATGGCTCAGTCAATATTGTTGTTAAAACAAGAAACTTTCCTGGAGATTCTCTAACAACCAACTCTACCAGCGCTATACAAGCCAGCACTCAGCAAGCTTACGTTAGAGGCCGAGCAAGACAAATGGTTCTTAGATTTGAGTCAGATGATGATGCTGAAAATAACGGTAATTTAGGAATTGGCTGGAGACTCGGCGCAACAAGAATAGATATCAGAACTGACGGAAGGAGATGAGCAAGCTACTTCCAACTCAGCTCCCGCAAGCGCAAGGAGAGGGCGTTACTTCTTCTACTTTTAATAGACTTATAAGAATTTTAGAGATAAACTTAGGAGCAGTAGACCCTGATAATACTTTGCAATTATCAACTACTCAACGTGATAAGTTAAATTTTAATCTTGGCACGCTAATCTTTAATACAACAACCCAAGTGTTGCAAGTATTTAACGGGACTGAGTTTATTGATTTAATGAATGAACCCAATCCTCAAGGATACGAAGCCCAAGGTTTACTGGGTAGTATTTCGGTAAAAACAAACGGAAATATTACAATAACCTTGTAAAATGATAATATAACATATGGAACAAGGTATGCTAAACAACGGACAAAGACAACAACTAGAGGGAATTGCAGCTTTAGGCAGAAACGAAGATACTTATTTGGCTCACGTAGCGCCAGATGAGATGGTCGTTCCAGCTCAAGCTTTACGCGATAACCCACTTTTAAAAAAAGCAATCGAACAAGTTATTTCCAAGTATGGGATTGACCCTAATCAATTCGTAGTTGGAAATGGTAGTATGGATTTAAACCCTTTAACAGGTTTACCAGAGTTTGGATTTCTATCTAAAGTTTGGAAAAAAGTTAAAAAAGTAGTTAAAAAAGTTGCTCCTGTAGCGATGTTTATTCCTGGCGTAGGCCAGGCTTTAGGCGCTGTAGGTGGATCTTTGTTAGGTAAAGTTGGTTTAGGCAACGTAGCTAGCGGTATT